TCAAGAATAGCCTGCACATCCTGCGAGCGAGAAATAACGACCTTATCGTCTTCCTCTTTGATGCGGGTAGTTAGGTGCGATTTCATTTGGCGGCCTTCTTCTTAGGCTCCACTTTTTCAGCAAAACCGTTATCAATCAAAACCTGAGCGTCTTTAGGCGATAGGTCCAAAATAGCGCCCTTTTCAGCACGGCCATCTGGGGTAAACGGGCGGCGGTCTGTGGTGATCTTAATTTTCATGTCTTACTCCAAAGTTGTGAAGGGGGGCCGCGAAGCCCCCCAACTTGTTACGCGATGTCTGCGATGACGCCGTGTGCTTTTTCAGAAGTGACCTGAAGGCCATACTCTACTGAAATCAAGCGACGCTCACTGTGGCCAGTTTTGGCGAGTGGCTCTTGCTTGGCAGTTTGCAGGTAAGCAACTGAAGCGTAGTTCGGGTCAAGTACGAACACGTCACGTGTACGCTGGAAGCGTGATGGCACGATCTGCAACTCACCGAAGTCAGAAATGTACACGTCGATTGCAGCGTTCAACTTGCTATCTTCAGCTTCTTTGTAGCGCGTAGCGTTACCTGTGAAGGTTGAGATAGTTTGTTTTGCGCCTGAGCCACACATAACAACGGAAGGCTCTGCACCAGCATCCCAACAATCAGCAATTACGCCTTTCAGAAGGGTTTCGGTGATTGCACGTGTTGTGCCGTCAGTCGCCGCAGCATTTGGGAAACCAGCGGAACCTGCGCCAGATGTTGTACCATCTGCACCACCAACACCACGATCAGTGTTCGTTGTAAGGAACGCAGGCAGACCAGCAGTGGCGCGAGCCGTACCAGATGCACCAGCAGAACCAGCAACGTTGTCGAGCAACATTGTTTCCATGTCGCGCTTAAGCTCTTTCAGCTTATATGCAACTTGCTCTGCAACTGTTTGCGCATCGCCAACACCGTTGACTTGGTTAGCAGTTGAGGAAACCTCGACCACTTTGTCAGAGATTTGTGTGTAGTTCCCCTTACGTACTGCGTTTGTTCCCGCATCGTTACCGGGAGCAGCTTCGCCCTCGATTACGCGGTTCGCGTCATCAGCAGCCGCAAGATCAACTTCAGACCACTCAAAGTAAGTGTTCTCGACGTTGCGCGTGCCGATTGTAGACATAAGAATTGTCTCAGTTGGCGAGATAGATGTGAGAGCATCTTGAATGTCCTCACGGATAGTAGAGACATTATAGGTCTCGTTTGTATTAGCTGTAACACCCATTGTGTTTTCCTTTCGCTATGACAATAAGAATTTAGTAACGCTATTAACGTCACCGTTTTTCTTCATCCTAGAGCGCGCTTGCTGCGCTTTCTTCGCTTTGCCGTCCTCTGTTCGCTTCGCACCCGGCTTAACCATTGGGCGGGCTGATTTGGATTTCTCCTCAACCTTCCCTTTGCTTGCCATCAGCTTGCGATAGGCCACCGCGTCGCGCATGATCTTAAACTCCCAGCTATGTGACAACGAGCCGACGATTTCCTCTGGAACACCGTAATAGCCAGTGGCAGTTGAATGAATGTCAGACAAAAGTTTTTGGCTTTTCTCTGGGTCACGCAACTCTGGTATTTCTTGCTTCAGAACTTCGGCTTGCTGCGCAACATAAGCCTGTTTAGCTTGTGCTTTCTGCGCTTCTTGTTGTTGCTTCATTTGCTGCGCTTCGCGTTGAAGTGCCTCAAATTCCGCAGACTGTTCGCGATATTGCTCCATTCGCTCTAAGTAGCCTAAGGGGTCACTGTCTTGCAGTTCCTTTGGTGGCTTCTGTGGGGCTTGTGGAACGTTACCCGTTTCGAGTTGTTCAAAGCGCTGCAATAGCTGCTCACGCTCTTGTTGTATGGCTTGGGTCATCTGCTCAAGCTCTTTTCGAGCCTGTGCGTTCTGTTCCATGCCTTTTTGGACGTAATCTTGCCCAGCGTAGCCACGCTTTAGCTCCTGTAGGGTCACTTTCTTTGTTTGACCATCGGACTTTACTTCAAGTTCCACATCGTCAGAAAGTTCCACAGGAACGGCTGGCTCGTCGGTGTATTCATCCTCATCTACGTTTTCATACTCGGCCTCATCAGCCGCGTCATCACTATCGTAGCCAGTGTCATCCTCGCTCTCGGCAATATATTCCTCAACGTCGATCTGAGCGTCCTCAGTTGTCTCCGCTTCAGCTTCAATCGCTTCGCTTGGATTTTCATCTTGCTGTGGGGTCTCCATCAGCATTTCTGTAACAGAAGCAATGCTTCCAGTATTCGGTTCAGTCGCCATGCGGTGCCGATCCTTTCCTGTCTATGAGTTTCTCCGCGTTTATGTCCGCTTGGAGAATATACTCTAGTTGATTTAATGCTCTCAAAATGGCGTGAGCGTCTTCACGTTTGTCCATCTCGTCGGCCCTACTATCTGCGAAAATCTCCAATTGGCGATCTCGCAAATCCTGCATAATGGTCTGGAAATGCTCGTTTTGAGTAAGCGCTTTAGCGCGTGATGCTCTAACCTTGTAATCCATATCCGCCCATCATCTGTTCATTGTGCGGTCGCGTAGCGTCTTGCTCCGCCTTCACCGCAGCCGTATCGACCTGAGCGCCATACTGTCCCAATATCTTAGCCACTTCAACGGCTAGGTCTTGAACCATCTCATCACGCTTCAAATCGTCTTTCATGCTAAGCTCATGCATTTTGTATTGCTGGTCAGCCGCAGCCTTCTGAGCATCCAATTGCAACTTAGCCATATCAACTTGCATACGGCTTTGCGCTTTCATCTGCTCGGCTGCCATAAACGCTTGGTTCGGATCAGTTGCAGGAGCGCCTTGCTGCTGTTGCTGCATCATAGCGGCCTCTTGCTGCTTTTGAGCAATCAACTGTTCTTCGCTTTCAAATGTCACTGGCAGGTAATAACGGTCAGAGTTTTTAAGACCTACCGCAGACAGCATATCCGCAAGCGTGTTGCGCACATTAGTCATGGTGACCAAGCCGTTTTGTGGTCCGTATTGCTGCCAGATACCCATTTGGGTTTGTAGCGTTTCGCGCAGAACAGCAGCCTTTTCGTTTTCGCGGCCAGTGCCCAGACCGACATTAACCATCATATCCATGTCTGCGTTCCAGACGCGCGGATCGACAGCGACGAACTCGTTGTTGAGGCGAATTACTTCCTCTTTGTCGGTGTTCTTGATGATGCAGCTAGCAATCAGCTTAAACAGGCGGCGCATACCGCCCTCCGCTAGGTTGCGTGCAATGACCTCTGCTTGGCCCGCTGCGCCCTCCATAGTGGCCGCTACAGCCGTTGCAGTGGCATTGGCCCGCTGCGCCCTCCATAGTGGCCGCGACAGCCGTTGCAGTGGCAGACTGCATTACATCTGGGTCAAGACCCTGAGACGCCTTAGAGACGCCCGTTTTGTTGTCCACCAACATATCGAAGTATTGCAGCGCAGGTAGCGTAGACCCGGCAGTGAACGGAACAACTTGCTCACGGATAGAACCAGCCTGCTTAACCCGCACAATGCGACCGATCTCGTTGTTGAGCAGGTCATCAACTGAAACCTGACCATCTACAATCTCAAGGCCGGGGTTGTTGGTCAGCGCCACGTTATCAAGCACACCGCGAAGCATTGCTGTTGCAGCGTCTTGGTCATCCATAACTAGGTCAACCAATGAGCGACCGAAAAAGGCGTGTGGCTCTGGATCGACCTCGAAAATGGCAAACGGCACATCATCAGCCAACTCGTAGGAAAGCATCTTGTAGCCAGCACCAACCAAAACAAAGCGGTAAAGCTGCGGAACGCCAACGCCCTCAACGTCAACCTTCATATAGGCCTCAGTTACGGCAATCTTTTTAGACGTAGGGTCGGCGCTTTCGTCTTCGTCCTCATCGACAGTATAACCACGGCGCTCAAACTCAGCTTCGCTTTGGATGGTAGAAAGTGAACCAGAAATATTGTTTAGCTCTTCTTCTTCGTAGCCCATGGCCAGCAAGTCGCCAACGGTCATGTCGGTGCGGTGGCCGATCACAAAGAAGTCATCTACAGAGCGCGCGTTGCGGTCTACAAAGAACTCCTCTGGCGGCACAGACGTAATCAACACGTCGCCGTCAGGGATTTGGCGGCTGATCTTTGCGTCATAGACAGGGCGTTCAATCTCAACACCCATTTCGTCAATCTCAATCTCTTGAGTAACGCTCATCTCCAGAACCTCAATATCGTCAGGCTCGACTAGATATTGGTATTCTTCTTCGGAAAGGTCCGTAACCGTGTAGACTTCGCTGCGGGTCTTATCGTCAAACATAACCTTCGCAACGCCGCATTTCTTAACCATCGCGTCTTGAAACACGTCGTTAAGCATACGGTAGCCGTTGTTTTGCTGGAACTTGTAGTTCGCATATTTGGTCATCTGCTCCGCGATCTGCACGTCTTCTGGCATACGCGGGACAAACTCAACGGGGTTTTCAGTGCTTAGGAATACGCGCTGGATTGACGGCTTGATGCCACGCACAACGTCACGGCACTTTGTAGCCACAACCTTAGAGCG